ATTATGAGACCTGGAATGTTGCTCTGTGGATCAACAATGAAGAGGGTTTGTATGAACTTGCACGTGAGTGTGGTGATTATGAAACCTTTGTAAATTGCCTCTACAATGGTTATGGTTCTACTGAAACTGGTGACGGTGTGAAGTGGAATGATCAGAAAGTTAACGTGATTGAGATTAACTCTGACGTGTTCGATTTCTAGTCTTAAGTAACACTCACTCATGTCGTATGAGTATAAACTAGGCACCATTCCTAACTAACACTTTTCTTCTTTAATCATGTCTAAGTCTGTGATGCTTTCCCTTCTGGGTCGTGCTAACACTGGTGACGAACTTCTGCAGATCCTTGATACTCTTGTCAGTGATGAAAGTATCAACGAACCCACTGCAGATCCGATCGAGTTCTGATAACATAGTGGGGGCACGGTGGTTGACACTTTGCCCCCTTATGTGTTAAAATTGAATATACCGTGATCGACAGTGTTTATGCGGTTGGTTTATATCGGGCGGCGGGCGTTGTTAAAAATAGCTAACTACCCTAACCTACAGAGGTGACAGATCGACCTTGATATATAAAGCGAAGGTCAATTTCAAAAGTATTAAAAAAATTCCGGAGGAAAAAAATGACCCCAAAGGAAAAACTATATCACATCTATGCAAAGGAGCGATGTCTTTTTCATAGTATAAAAGAAGAAGAATTCGAAGTTACATGGAGAACCCTCAATAACATGGTTGGTCTTATGAAGACTGATTATGAAGTTGGGGATTTGTCATATGAGGAGGTAACCGTACAAAAAACGGAAGAACCATCTTATTGACAAGGACTAAATATCACGATAGAATTGAACTGAAAGTTATTTCAAACTATGGCAAAAGGATTTACAGTAAAAGCAGCTGCCCCCAAAAAGAAAGAAGAGGAGTGGGACATCGAAGCGATCAAACAGAGGATGCGCGGTAAGACGATCGTATTCTGTTTGCCTGGTCGTGGGTGCTCCTTTATTTTTCTGAAAAACTTTGTACAACTGTGCTTTGATATGGTACAGAATGGTATGAGTATTCAGATTAGTCAAGACTATTCTTCGATGGTTAACTTTGCACGTTGTAAAGTACTTGGTGCAAATGTTCTCCGTGGTCCCAAGCAAATTCCCTGGGACGGCAAACTCGAATATGATTATCAATTGTGGATTGATAGTGACATTGTTTTTGACACTAACAAGTTCTGGCAACTTTGTGACCTTGCTCTTCCCGAAGAAGGTGAAGAACGTGAGATTGCAGCAGGTTGGTATGCAACTGAAGATGGTCACACAACATCTGTCGCACACTGGTTGGAAGAAGATGATTTCCGCCGCAATGGTGGTGTGATGAACCACGAAACTGTGGAGAGCATCTCGAAGCGTCGCAAACCCTTCACAGTGGATTACACGGGATTTGGTTGGGTACTGATCAAGAAGGGTGTCTTTGAGAATCTTGAATATCCCTGGTTTGCTCCTAAGATGCAAGTCTTCGAGTCTGGAGCAGTACAAGACATGTGCGGTGAAGACGTTTCATTCTGTCTTGATGCAAAAGAAGAAGGATTTGAAATCTGGTGCGACCCTCGTATTCGCGTTGGACATGAAAAAACCCGAATCATCTAAGAGATATAACATTCTTTGTAGCGGGAGGAAAATATATACAAACCTCTCGCACGAAGAATGCTCGGAAATTCTTATGGATTTCGCAGAAAAATTCTACGAAGAAAACTTTGACACATCACTTATTGAAATGGAGGAAATCTAATGGCTAAAGGTGGCGGTATGAACAAGACGGTTTTTCAACCGGGGCCTCCCAAAAAAACTCGTCAAGGACGAAGCGCCCGAACGCTTCTCTCGGCAACTTCTCGCAATGGTAAAAAGAAGAAGTATCGCGGACAAGGTAAATAAGTAAAGATACAAAAAAACTCCATGTCTGCTCTTATTTGTAACTTACCATCTGTAGAAGTATGGGTGCGTAAAGAATATCTAACTGATCATCAGAGTGGTCATGGTGAATTTGTAAAAGGCGTTTGGGTATCATGTAAATCGATGCCTGGACGCGCTTTTTATTTTGAGACATACTTACCAGAGTATGCTGCAATGTACGATAAATTGCCCATCAGTGCCTTCGTAAGCGCCCCGGAGACCCCTTCTCCTGATATGAACCTACCTAACCTCCAATTCTGGAATTGTATGGACTATGGGGTCATATCAATTCATAAACAGTTCATCGGAAGTATGGACTTTGAGTGCTATACTCGTGATCATGGCATTCAAAAGGGTGCTTATATTTGCACAATTGATAACTATCATCAAGATATGGATACGATTGACTGCTACACTGCAGAAAATCCCGCTGAACACAAGTCTCACAACCTCATTGAACTTGATAATGGGCAGTATGCACTGTATCCTAACAACCGATTACGCATTTTTGATAATAGTTTGACACCTGTTGATCCCAAAATGCCAGATTTTAAGGTGTCAACTCAATATTATTCTGTCGAAAATGGATTTGATCGTCTTGGAATGGGTCGTGAGGACGAATATTTTTGGAAAACTGCTAAAGAACGGGATAGCAACCCCGTAAAAAGTTCTGTTCAATCCCAAACAGAGGAAAAAACAGATGGCAAACAACCCGAATCCTGATAGAAATATTGATTATATGAAAGAAACATGGGGGACAACACATTTAATCACTGATTATTGGTCCCAACCAAGTAAAAAAATGCTTAGAGAGATTAATAATGACGATATGACACCCAAAAAACATGATTTTGTGGTTCAAAATGATCTTCATGAGAAGATTCGTAATGATGAAGACTATGATGACTGGGAATATGGTACTGAACCAACCTATGGGCCTCTAAAAGGGTAATAAATAAGATAGAATTATAATTTTTTATGCCTGTAGAACGGGTAAGTAAGGGTTTCAAAGACATTAGTTCATCGTTTCAGGTCAATCCTTTAACGTATGATCTCATTGCGATTAAAAATGAGACCGCTATTGCCCGTTCTATTCGCAATCTTGTCTTAACCTCTCCTGGTGAAAGGTTTTTCAATCCCACTATTGGATCAAAAGTATCCAGACTTCTCTTTGAAAACGTTGATACCTTAACTGGATCGGCAATCAGAGATGAGATTGAATTAACAATAACTAATTATGAACCTAGAGTTAGATTAATTGATGTGAAGGTTGTACCAGATTATGATCTTGGGGAGTTTGATGTAACGATTTCATATGAAATCATAGGAATTGATGTACCACCCCAACAGTTATCATTCGCATTAGAACCAACACGCTAATGGCATTAGTAAATTTCGCTAATCTAGACTTCGATCAGATAAAAACCTCGATTAAGGACTACCTTAGATCGAATTCAAATTTTACTGACTATGATTTTGAAGGATCAAATCTTTCAAACATAATCGATGTATTAGCATATAACACGTATATAACCTCATACAACGCTAACATGGTAGCGAATGAGGTGTTTATTGATAGTGCAACCTTAAGAGAGAATGTAGTTTCTCTTGCAAGAAATATTGGATATGTACCAAGATCAAAAAAATCTTCAAGAGCAAAAATATCTTTTTTCATTGACAGCAGTAGTTTTGCAAACAAACCCACTACGGTAACATTAAAGAGTGGTATTGTTTGTTCTACAAATGCTTTCGGAACAGAAAGTTATACATTTACAATCCCATCAGACATCACGGTTAATGTTGTTGATGATATTGCAAGTTTTGACAATATAGAAATTTATGAGGGAACAAGAGTTTCTCAAAATTTTACAGTTAATTCTCTTACACCAAATCAAAGATTTATCTTAGATAACCCAGGAATTGACACATCAACGATTACAGTAACTGTTAAACCAAATTCAGTATCAACAGTCTCTAGAACATATAACTTAGCGAATAGTCTATTTGATGTTACTTCAGAATCTGCAGTATTTTTCTTACAAGAAATTGAAGATGAAAAATATGAATTGATATTTGGTGATGGTATTTTTGGAACAAAACTCCAAGAACCAAATTACATCACGGTTAGTTACGTTGTAACCAATGGAGAAGATGCTAATAACTTAGGAAATTTCTCTTTTAGTGGTACGTTAGTCGATCAAAGTAGTAGAACAATTATTGATGGCGTATCATTAATAACAACCCTTGAACAATCTCATTCTGGTGCATCTATTGAAAGCGTTGAATCTATTAAGAAATATTCTACTAGAATCTATGCTTCAAAGAACAGAGCAGTTACAGCAGCAGACTATGAAGCATTAGTTCCAACAATTTATCCAGAAACAGAATCAGTTTCTGCTTATGGTGGGGAAGAACTAAATCCACCACGTTTTGGTAAAGTTTTCATTAGTATCAAACCTTATAATGATAGATACTTATCGAATTTAATCAAAGATAATATAACAAGAAAACTCAAGCAATACACTGTTGCTGGAATATCTCCAGAAATTGTTGACTTGAAGTATTTGTATGTTGAAGCAAATACTACCGTTTATTATGATACTAATTTGGCACCATCTGCGGACTACGTAAAATCTATTGTATCTTCAAATATTTCTGCTTATTCTGATTCAACAGAACTGAATAAGTTTGGTGCTAGATTTAAATATAGTAAGTTTTTAAAAGTAATTGACGATAGTGATGCTTCAGTGACTTCTAACATCACAACTCTTGTGATGAGAAGAGATTTGAGAGCAGTTCTTAACTCATTTGCAGATTATGAAATTTGTTTTGGAAATAGATTTCATATAAAGAATCATGGTCATGCGGCATACTCTGGAGGAACTGTGACCGGATATAATATTAAGTCATCTGGATTTACTGTTAGTGGTATATCTGGAACGGTTTATCTAGCAGATTCTCCAGATAGAGGTCTTAGAACTGGAACCATCAATCTCATAAAACTAGACTCACCATCTCAACCAAGAGTTGTAAAGAGAAACGTTGGATCGATTGATTATATGAAGGGGGAGATTAGACTTTTCCCAATCAATATTTTATCAACTAGAGTTAATAAAGGAACTCCAATAATTGAAGTTGAAGCAGTTCCACATTCAAATGATGTTATTGGATTACAGGATCTTTATTTGCAACTAGATACTAATAACACAACAATAACTGTGTTGGCTGATCAAATCTCATCGGGTGCAGATATATCCGGAACCAACTATCTTGTAACTTCTAGTTACTCAAATGGAAACTTAGTGAGAGGTTCTGTGGTCTTAAGTTCAGGTGGATCAACAACTAT